TTAATCTTCTGTGAAGTTATGCTCTCTGAGGAGCTCTTTTTCTGTGTATTCATTTAATCGCATTCGAGCAATTGATAAATCACAGCTCATTTGTGCCATATCAAAAATAGCTTTTTTCCCTTTGCTATCGCTTCTTCTATAGTTACTGAGTAATAAAGTCTCTTCAAAATTGAGTAATACATTAGTATCAGCATCTTTAGGGGTAATAAAAACTTCCGCTGTCATGACATCTTCAGGAGCTGTTTCTATTACTTCATTTGAATGTTTAGCTAAAAATGAATGAATATTCCCTTTCTTACCTGTCAGAATATATTCAACATCTAATTTTAGATGAGGATTCGACAAATCAGCTAATCTTAACGCTTCTTCTGGAAATACCCCTCTACGCTTCCTTTCGGCAAAAGCACTTTTCGATAAACCTAAAAAAGCAGCAATATCTTTATCCATTGTTAAAGATAGTTCAGTTTTTAACCTATTAAGACAATCTGTGAAATTTTTCATAAAAAAACCTTGCAATTCATAAAGTTCATATTTAATATGAACTCAGTAAATAATAATGAACTATATGATTTTGTATTAAATCAAGATTAGTGATCTTAGTTCATAAAATGTTTTAAGTCCATAGGTTACGGAGGTTTTATGCAAAAAAGAACCAGAGAAGAAGTAAAAGCTTGGTTTAGAGAACAAAACATTACTCAAGCGGAGTGGGGGCGCCGGAACGGTTACAACTCAAATGAGATTAGTCGAGTATTAAATGGGAAATCTAAACTTAATTATGGAAGAGAGCGAGACATTGCAATAAAACTTGGCATTCAGATTGATAATTAGGAGTTCATATGAGTGAACTTAAGTCATATTATTCCGCTCAAGAATTGGTTGAACTTAATTTAATGGGCTTACCAACTACTAAAAAAGCAATTTTAAGTAAAGCTAATCGTGAAAATTGGGTATCCCAAAAAAGATGTGGAAAGGGAGGCGGTCTTGAATACCACTTTTCAAGCCTTCCCCCTGAAACCCAACAGGCTCTCAAAATTCAATATGCGAAGAGCCTAAAAACAGAAATCAGCGTGGCGGATAAGTCCGAAAAAGGCAAAGCTGAACGCTATGTAAAAGAAGCACTCTGGCAACCGTTTGATAAAGCAAACGCTAAACAGAAAAGCAAAGCAGAAACCAAATACCATGCTTGTGTAGCAGTGGAAAACTTAGTGAGAGAGAAAACACCATTAATGGAAGCTCTCGAAATTGTGGCAACAGCCCAAACGGTTTCAATCGGTTCTTTAAAAAATTGGTATTACAAAGTACGCAACTTTGAACAATCAGACTGGCTAGCAGTTCTGCTAACTCGCAGTGGCAAAACAGCAAAAGATAACTTAAAAGCCGAGTTTGATTTAGAGGCTTGGGACGTGTTCTTGGCTGATTATCTCAGACCAGAAAAACCAACTCTTGCCGCTTGTTATGAACGTCTTAAGCGTTCGGCGCAAGAAATGGGGTGGAAAATCCCGAGCAAGCAAACGGTACAACGCAAATTAGAGAGCGATGTGCCGTATGAAGTGCAAGTGCTAAAACGAGATGGCGAATATGCACTTACTCAATTAGTGCCGAGTTTGAAACGAACTGTTGCAGATATTCAAGCAATGGAATGGATCAACGGGGACGGCTATCAGCACAACGTATTTGTGCGATGGAAAAACGGCGAAATTGTTCGACCGAAGACGTGGTTTTGGCAAGACATTCGCACCCGAAAAATATTGGGCTACCGCTGCGATATTAGCGAAAACACCGACAGCATACGCTATGCACTCATGGATGTGATCTACAAATACGGCATACCACGCCATATCACGATAGATAACACCCGAGCAGCAGCAAATAAATGGATGACAGGCGGTGTGCCGAACCGCTACCGCTTCAAAGTGAAGCCTGATGACCCAAAAGGGATTATCCCCTTACTCGGTATTCAGTTGCACTGGACGAGCGTAATCGCCGGCACAGGTCACGGACAAGCAAAACCGATTGAACGTGCATTTAGTCACGGCGGTGTCGGGGAGTTGGTAGATAAAGACCCGGCTTTAGCAGGGTTTTATGCCGGTGCGAATGTGTATGACAAGCCCGACAACTATAACGGCGGTAAAGATGGGGTTGATTACGAAGTATTTATGCAAGCTCTGGCGAGAGGAATTGAAATTTTCAACACTAGAGAGGGGCGAAACACCGAAATTTGCCAAGGCATTTTCAGCTTTGACCAAGTTTTTGCGAGAGATTACGCCCAAGCAACAGTGCGAAAAGCCAGCCCTGAGCAGTTAAGAATGTTAATGCTGACCAGCGAAAAACAACGCTTAACGAAAAATGGTGAGTTTACGCTCAACGCTGGTGGCAAGTTGTACGGCAGAACCAACAACTATTTCGCAGAAAGTCTGCGAGGTACACACCACAAAGAAGTGGTTGTACGGTTTGACCCCGAGAAACTACACGAAACCGTGTATGTGTACAGCTTAGACGGTGTGTTCTTAGCCGAAGCGCAATGTAATGAAGCGAAAGCCTTTGGAGATACCTCTGCCGCACGCACACAAAAACGCTTACGTGATCGTATTGTTAAAAATACAAATCGTATTGCAAAAGATATGGCATTGATGGAAGCCAATGAGGTTGCTCAATTCCAGCCAGAAGTGAAGGAAGAACCAAAACTTCAGCCGAATATCATCGAAATGGCAATCAAAGACGGCAACGTAATGCGCAAAGTGCAAACGGTACAAGTGGTTGAAGAAGAGGAAGAAGATATTAGCGAATTTGAGCAAGCGTTTATGAAAGCGGTTGCGATGAAAAGCAAATAATCAACAATGCTTTAAACAGTATTTAAACATTTAAACGAACATTTAAACGGAGTTTAAACATGGAATTAATTAACAAAATCAAAAAGCACCTTGCTGATACCAATACAAGCCAAGCAAAGTTGGCAAAAGAAGCAGGGATTAATGCAGGCGCATTATCAGCCTACCTCAACGGTAACTATCAAGGCGATATTGCAAATTTAGAAGCGAAATTGACCGCTTATTTTGAGAAAAAAGAAGTACAAGCTCGTGAATTTGTGGAAGCTCCAGCTTTTATCGAAACCGCAACCGCTCGCCAAATCTTTAAAACGCTTGAGTTTGCTCAAATCGCAAATTGTATGGCAACGGTTTACGGAATGTCGGGCGTAGGCAAAACCAAAGCGATTCAAGAATTTAAAAAAAGTCGTGCCAACGTTTGGCTAGTTACCGCAAGCCCGAGTCGTTCAAGTCTTAGCGAAATCTTGTACGAGATTGCCCTTGAGTTAGGCATTTCAGACGCACCACGCCGCAAAGGCACGCTTTCTCGCTTAATCGCTCGCAAGATTAGCGGAACAGAAGGTTTACTGATTATTGATGAAGCCGACCACCTACCGTATGAAGCACTTGAAGAGCTGAGAATTATGCAAGAAGAAGCCAATATCGGCTTAGTGTTGGTGGGAAATGACAAAGTGTACACACGTATGAAAGGCGGCATTAGCCCAAGCCATGAATACGCAAGATTGTGGTCACGTGTAGCGAAAAATACAAGTATCCAACGCACAAAACAAGCAGACACAAAAGCTGTAGCGCAGGCTTGGGGCTTAGCTGATGACAACGAAGCACTCAAAGTTATGCAATCAATTACTGAGACCGGCGGAGGGTTACGTATTTTAACCCAAACACTACGCTTGGCTGGCATGGTTGCGAAAGGCTCAAACAAGCTGATTACTGCTGACTTAATTATCAAAGCACGTCAAGAATTACTCGGCAAAGGAGAATAAAAATGGCTAAACCAATAGATATTGACCGTCCGTTTACGCCTAACAACGCAGTTGTATATGGCAAAGTTGTCGGGCTAGAACTAGCTGTAATTGAGCTTAATAACATGGGAATTGACGTAGACCATGTTGATTTTTCTGATCACCGTCGCCCTCGCCTCGTAGTTTTAGAGAATAGCGTAACACGTCAGCTGATGAAAAGCGGCAAAGCTCAAAATTACGGTTCAAGAGTGAAAAACGGTCGCCGCATTTATCTAAATCACACTGAAGTAAACGGTGTACGTGTGATTTGGGAATCGCAAGATTATCGTCATTAACCAACAACTAGGAGAACAAAATGAACGAAATTGATACACGAGAAAGCGTATTAGTCGGCAGTTATGCGGTCGTCCCACCGCTACTTTGGGAAGAAATTGAAGACGGCAAAGAATACGCAGTTATTGATACTACAGATGCCGGTGACTGGTGCGTAAAAATGCAAAAAATCGACAAATCAAACCGCTATTACTTTGTTTTAGCACAGTCTGCACGAGTGTTTGATAACACAGTGGATGCTGGGGAGTTTATTGAGGCATTAGAGTATTTGGGAGGTAAAAATGCGTAAACCGACAAGAGTGAAATCAGCAACATTAGAAATCCGAGCGCAAAGCCGTGAGGAAACCGAAGTGTTAATTAAAGAACTCGGTGATGCACAGCGTGAATTACAGCGTGTTACCACACAGCAGAATGATGAAATCGGTGCAATTACTGAACGCTATGCTCAGCCATTGCAAGAGTTACGTGAAGCGGTGGAAAGTCGTCAAAAAGCAATTCAAGCATGGTGTGAAAGTCATCGTGATGAGCTCACAAAAAATGGTAAGCAAAAAACGGGTTATTTCAACACAGGCGAAGTGCAATGGCGACAAAATCCGCCGAGTGTGCGAGTAACGAAAGCTGAACAAGTGATTGAAAACTTGAAATTACTCGGTCTTACTCAGTTCATCAGAACGAAAGAAGAGATCAACAAAGATGCAATCTTGCTAGAACCGGAAACAGCACAAACTGTAGCTGGCATCGCTATCAGAACAGGTACTGAAGAATTTGTGGTTAAGCCATTTGAACAGGAGACTCGCTAATGAAAATCAAGCTCCCAAAATGGCTAACTGTTCTAAACATTGTGCGAGTTCAATTCATTGCGTCCGTAATTGCAGGGTTTATTTTTGTTTGGCTTGATAAAGAAGCTGGGGAAGCATTAATGAATCATTCTCTGCTGTTATTGATGGTGTTGGTTTATTTAGAAGTTATGAATTTAAAAGACTGGCATAAAAACGCTATCGCATCATTAGTTAAACGTTCTGAAATCTTAGCAAGAGTTGTTTATAAACTTAAACAACGTGGTTGCAAAGTCACTATTGATGGTGTGGAGCAATAGTAATGAATATCCCTGTTATCTGTTTTGTGATTGCGATGTTTTTAACTATCGTCTTACTGGTTATTGACCAAGATTAAAGCTCATTTAAACGCTCTTTAAACCTGATTTTAAGGGGCGTTCATAATAAGTTTTAAACCACCGGAGAACATTATGAGTACACAAAAATTTGACCGATACAAACACTATTCGGAAGAAGCTGCAAAGTTAGAAGCACAAGGTAATTGGGCTGAGGCTGCCTTTAAATGGGAAGTCGCAAATCTTTCAGCCAAAGGGAAAAATATTAAATGGACAGAACAGCGCCAAGCGTTTTGCGAGCGAATGAGAGATAAGCCATTTTAAATGGGAGGGAGAAAATTATGAAAACGTTTAAAAACGAATTCAGCGAAAAAGTATCAGAAGCGGAAGAGCTAATTAGTAGCATTTACGATTTACTCGGAGAAGTTGAAAGAGGGTTTCGCCATAGTGAATTTAAGTCTGCACACACTGCACTGATGAAAGCAAAAAAAATCATGCCGAGAGTGGAATTAAAAATCAGTATTTTGATGAACGGTTTAGTTTAGGAGTGAAAATGGATAACCAAAAATTACTCGAAAAAATTAAAAAACTATTAGCTTTGTCTAAATCACCAAATATCCATGAGGCTACACGTGCGTTAGAAATGGCGCAAAAGCTGATGAAAAAACACAAAATTAGTCGTGACGATGTTGAGATTAGTGAAAACACTACTGAAGTAAGTTTTGCGAAACGTACGCCAGTTTATGTACATAACCTAGTGGCAATTATTAAAAGAGCTTTTGGATGTGAAGCGTATTTATTATGCACAGATAAAGCAAAAGCCATTTTTTTCGGGCAAGAAGAACGCCCAGAAATCGCAGCTTACTGCTTTGATGTCTTATACAGAAAGTTAGCCATTGCTCGTAAAGCATTTACTGCAACACAAAGTAAAAGATTAAAGCGTAGCACATTAATTGCACGAGCTGATGCTTTTTGTGAAGGTTGGACTGAAGGGGTTTATAGAAACGTTAAAGATTTTGCAATGACTCCAGAGGAAAAAGGAAAGATAGAGCGTCATTTCCAACATTTAAAGCAGAAATTTAACATGGGAACAAATTCAGCAAGAGAAGCAGGTGATACAAGGGAGCGAAATGGTGATGTGTCTCGTTGGCAAGGTTATCAAGCTGGCAAGAAAGTCGAACTTAATCATGGTGTAAATGGTAAAGAATCACTTAAGTTAGGTGCAATGTAATGGAAAATACATACGATTACAAAGCCCGCTGTAAACAACTTGAAGGCTTCTTAAAAGCAATTCATACACTATTTTATGAATCTGATTTAGAAAAAATTAATCAGCTTACACTTACTGAAGTACAACGTAGTGAGCTGAGAAACGAAATTCATCAAACTGTTAAAAAATGGACTTCCAAGGAGGAAATTATGTAACACCTTAGCATACAACACGCCACGGTTTTCAATCATTAGAATTGTTGCGTAAAACACTGTGGCGTTTGTTAAGTGAGTATTGATAAGAGAAATGCTTTTATCAATGTTTTCTTAATGAAAGGAGTAAATATGAAAAAGGATCTATATGAATATATAGCTGCTTTTGAGTTTGATGATGAACCGACAAAAGATGATGTTCTGAAAATCATCTCAGAAGGAAGCTGGGACTTATTTAAATGTCAGAAAATGCTTTTAGGGTATGTCGCACAAGAAATACTTGAAGAAAAATATAGCGATTGGGAGATGTATGACGAAGACGAAAGCGTATATCTTATTGTAAGAAAATACGGCGATGAAGAATGGGAACTACATAAAGCAACAATTCAATATAGATTGTACGTAGATACTGAAGAAATCTATTTCGATGATGAGGAATAGTGAATGAAAACAGATAAAACCAAACTCATTCAGCTTGTGCATATCGCTAAACAGCAACTAAATATAGATGATTTAAGCTATCGTGAGATACTTAAGCGACTAACAAATAAAACCAGCTCAACAAAATGCACTATTGTTGAATTACACAAGATTTTGCACGAACTGCAAAAGAAAGGCGCAAAGGTGAAATGGTTTGCAAAAAGTGCGAAAAAAACGACAGCTTACAGTCCCGCCACTGGCGAAACACCAGTGAAAAGTGAAATTACTCATAAAATCCGAGCAGTATGGATTCAAATGGGTAAACACGGTTTCTTAAGAGATGCCAGCGAAAAAGCATTAAATGCGTATATGCGTAAAATCATCAATAAAAACCGCTCTGTGTTAGTGTTAAACGTCGGTGCATTAGATGTAAATGACGCAAGCCAACTGCTTGAAATTCTGAAAAAATGGCATTTTCGAGTAATGAAAAAAGCGGTAGAAGAGAAAACACGTAGGGATGTAGTGGGAGAAAACTACGATTTAATGTTGAGGATGTATGATGAAATTATGTAGATGCCCTATTTGCCACAGCGATATTAACTTAATGACATTAATTGAAGACGAAGCAGGTCGTGAGTTACTTTGTAAAATCAGTCAATTAACGCATGGTGTGGCTCAACCGATGGTTAATTATCTGGGCTTATTTAAACCACAAAAAAATAACTTAAACAATGCTCGTGCATTAAAGATATTGACCGATGTATTAGATATGTACCCCTGCTCTCTGTTGTTAGCGCATAGTTTATCTGAAACGGTTGCAAGTATTCGGAAAAAACGGCAGCAAGGAAAGGAACTTGAGCCGTTGGTGAATCATAAATATCTCTCAAAAGTATATGAATCACAGAAACCAAACTTTACAGTAGTAAGATCTGGCAGAAATGAATCCGAACAAGTTAGAGCCCAACAAGCCGAACAAGAACAAATTAGAAACGCCGTACTATATGTGCAAAGATATGTTGATTTAGGGCGAGAAGATATTGTAAAAAATAGTCCTGAATATCAGATTTGGCTCAAACATGGCAATAAATCAACTGCTCAAATAATAAGCAGTTAAATTTTACATAAAAAGGCTATTTTCCCTTTTTTATCAATGGGATATAAACTAGCAAATAGATAACACCTCAAAATTTTTCACTCTATTACACAACAAATCACTATAATTTGTTCCATGAGTTGATGAATTTTGAGGCGTTTTTTTATGCAAAAAGAACAAGCAGAACTTTTTGATGAAGAGCATGCGGAAATCGGGGCGTTATTTGATAATTTAGATAATATCCCCGAAAGTGAGGTACAGAATCGCTGGCCGCAGTTGTTAGTTGAAGTGATTGATGTGATGCAAGCAGAACTTATTCGCCAAAAATTTGCAGAAGATAATGCAAAATTGACCGCTTGCAAACTTGCCGGTGTAATAGCACATTACTTCGGCGGCAAGTCGTTTTATCTGCCGGCAGGTGATAAAATCAAAGAAGCATTACGAGACGCACAAGTTTATCAAGAGTTCGACGGTAAAAATATTCCGGAACTGATTAGAAAATACCGGTTGTCTCAAACAACAATTTATGCGATTTTACGCCAACAACGCGCGCTGCAACGGAAGCGACATCAAATGGATTTATTCTAACTTTAAACTGATGTGTCGCAAACCGACATAATCTTACAACCGATTAAACTCCAACTATCAACCAAAAATTGACAGTTGGAGTTTTTTTATGTCCCTACCAATCCTCAAAATCGTTATCCATTGCTCTGCAACTCGCAATGGCAAGTCTCTCAAAACAACAGATAAATCATCAGCTCAAGTCATCGATAAATGGCACAAAGAGCGTGGCTATAAACGTTCAGCTACTGCGGTAAAAAATTTTAATGCTCATCTCAAACACATTGGCTACCACTTCATTATTGATATTGATGGCACAGTAGAAACAGGTCGTCAAGTCGGCGAAATCGGCGCTCACGTAAAAGGTCATAACAGCAATTCTGTTGGTATCTGTTTAATCGGTGGCATTAGTGCAAGTGGTAAAAATCACGCTGAATACACTGAAGCACAGTGGCAATCATTACATAAGCTGTTACGTGAACTAGAAGCCAAGCATCCAAAAGCAAAAATCTATGGTCATCGTGACTTATCTCCAGACTTAAATAATGATGGCAAGATCACTAAAAACGAATGGCTAAAAGACTGCCCGTGTTTTGACGTATGGTCTTGGCTTGATTCTGAGCAAGTCGTGAATTTAGAACACTTATATAAGGATTAAAACAGCATGAAAGATTTGATTTCAAACGGAGATGGTCGCTTATCAACGACTGCAACAATCCAATTTTTCGGCTTTTTAGCAAGCCTGATCATCATGATTTATTGCGTATATATGGATAAGCCTTATGTTCCCGAGCTGTTTAGCACGTTTTTATTTGCATGTGTTGGCACAGCCGCAACGAAAGGCGCAGTGAGCGCATTTAAACGCTCTCGCACGACGGAGGAAGAATAATGTTTACAACTCAACTTGCCGCTATTGTATCTGCAGTGGCGTTACTTGGAGGCTGGGGCGTATTTAAAAGCGTACAAGTCAGCAGAGAAAAAAAGAAAAATCAAGCGCTATTGCAGAAAAATGAACAGTTAAAAGCTGCTAAAGCGGTAGCTGAAACCAAAGTAAAGAATTTTGAAGTGAGAAAGCAAAATGAAGAAAACATTAGTAGCACTAGCCGTGATGGGGTTATTGACCGCTTGCACACCGACGGTGACTTACGTGACTAATACGTCTTGTGCAGGCTTTTCAATTATTAAAGCAAGCCGTAAAGATACCACCGAAACGTTAGCACAAATTTTAGTGCATAACACCACCTATCGCGAAATCTGTAAAGACGCAGAACAAAAGGATGAGTAATGCCAGATTTATTAGATCGCATTTCTGAACGTGAAGAACAGATTTTAGAAATGCAACTCGCACCGCATTTAGAGACAGAGTTATCAGATGACGAAATTGACGCTATCGCACAAGCCGGGCGTCAATGTAGCGAATGCGGTTTACCGATTCCCGAGGCTCGTTTACGAGCAGAACCTACCGCTCACCGTTGTATTAGTTGCCAAGAAGACTGGGAGGCAGGACGATGATGAATGATTTATTTGAATTTGTGCGTGCCAATTTTGGTGTGATTTCTGCTGGTGTAGCAATTATTGCGGGTGGTTTTTGGCTCAAACTTGACAGCAAATATGCGAAAAAGAATGACCTAAATCAACTTGCCGATATTGCTCGCAGCCACGATAGCCGTTTGGCAACGCTTGAAACAAAAGTTGAGAATCTGCCGACGGCGGTTGATGTTGAACGATTAAAAACATTGGTGACAGACGTTAAGGGCGACACAAAAGCAACAAGCCGTCAGATGGATGCAGTCAGTCATCAGCTTGGACTTTTACTAGAGGCTAAATTAAAGGAATAGTAAGAATGTTGAAAGATTTATTAACGCAAGACCAACGTTTAGTTATTTTGCGCTCTCTTGCAGACGCAGGTTATGACGCAAACGAATCAATTATTAGCGATTGCTTAGACTTGTACGGTCATGACATTAGTCGTGATTTAGTGCGTAATCATTTGAACTGGCTGGAAGAACAAGGTCTGGTGAAAGTGCAACGTTTACAAGATGGCTATATGGTCGCAACCATTACTCAACGTGGTTTAGATGTGTCACAGGGACGTGCTTTTGTGGACGGTGTAAAACGCCCACGTCCAAAAATTTAAACGACTTTTAAACAAAATTTAAGGAGCGTTTAAATGAGCAATAAGACAACACGTGGACGTGCCAGCAAAGTTGATTTGCTACCCCCAAACATCAAAACACAGTTAGCAGCAATGCTACGAGACAAACAATTCTCACAGGCTGAAATATTAGAAGAAATCAATAATCTGATTATTGATTGTGGTTTACCAGATGAAATGCAACTAAGCAAAACTGGACTAAACCGCTACGCTTCCCGTATGGAAACAATGGGGGCAAAAATTCGTCAAGCACGTGAAGTCGCTGAAGTATGGACAAAGCAACTCGGCGAAGCACCGCAGTCAGATATTGGTAAGCTACTAATGGAAGCTGTTAAAACCATGGCATTTGATTTAACAATTACTGCCGATGAAAAAGTAGCGAGCGACCCTAGATTTTTGAATCAGCTTGCCTTGATTGCGAATCGTATTGAGCAAGCTCAAAGCATATCTGAAGAACGCGAACGCAAAGTCCGTAAAGAAGTTGCCCAGCAGGCGGCCGAAACAGCTGAGAAAGTTGTGGTACAAGCTGGGTTATCGGCAGAAACAGTCAAAACGATCAAGGAACAAATTTTAGGCATTGCATTATGACATTAATGAATGAACGCCCTTTAAATGAATTATCGAAAGAATGCCAAGATTTTTTAGATAATCTTCATTTATTTGATCCGAAAGAATTATTACTTTTTTATCAAAAAAAATGGATTGCGGATGATAGTCCGCTAAAAATAGCTGAGAAAACTCGGCGATGTGGATTAACGTGGGCTGAAGCCGCTGACAATGCTTTAGTCTCTAGTACAATGCGTAGAGATGGGGGCGATAATGTTTTTTATGTGGGCTCAAATAAAGAAATGGCGCGAGAATACATTGATGCGGCTGCAATGTGGTCAAAAGCATTTAATTATGCTGCAAGTGATACACAAGAAGAAGTTTTAACTGACGAGAAAGAAGGTAAAGATATTCTCACTTTTGTGATCCATTTTGCATCGGGTTTTAAAATTAAAGCATTATCTAGTCGCCCATCAAATTTACGTGGTATGCAGGGGGTTGTGGTAATTGATGAAGCAGCATTCCATGATGATTTAGCCGCTTTGATTAAAGCGGCTCTTGCTTTAACTATGTGGGGCTCAAAAGTCAGAATTATCTCAACACATAACGGGGTCTATAATTTATTTAATCAACTTATTCTTGATAGCCGAGCTGGTAGAAAAGACTATTCTGTCCATACGATTACGATTGATGATGCTTGTGCGGATGGTCTCTATAAACGAATTTGCCAAGTAACTAAACAAGAGTGGTCACAAGAAAAAGAAGATAAATGGAAAGCAGATTTGCTTAAAAATACCGCTTCGGAAGAAGACGCGCTGGAAGAATACTACTGCGTACCGAAAGCAAGCTCGGGTGCATATATTCCTCGTCCATTAATTGAGCGAGCGGCGGTTGAAGGCAAGGTGAAACTGCGGTTTGAGTGTGATGCAAAATTTATGGACTGGACGGAAGAAGAGCGTGAAGTCACCACGGCAGAATTTTGCTTAACGCAACTCTTACCGCACTTGCAAGCATTAAATACTGAACACCGTCATAGCTTCGGTGTGGACTTTGCCCGCTCGGCTGACTTGAGTGTGTATGCCGTTTGTGCGGTGCAACCTGATACGGCTCGGCATATCGACATCACGCTTGAAATTAAGAATTGCCCATACAATCAACAGAAGCAAATTATGCTGTTTATGTTGCAAAACACACCACGGCTAATTGGTGCTGCATTCGATGCCACCGGTAACGGTGGCTATCTCGCTGAAGCGGCATTGATTCGCTATGGGGCGATGATGATTGATTGCGTTAATCTCTCAGATAACTGGTATCGAGAATGGATGCCGAAATACAAAGCATTGTATGAATCGGGCTATATTGAGATTCCGAGAGATGAAGAGATTATTCTCGACCACGGGCATATTCAAGTCATCAACGGTGTGCCGAAAATTGATAAATCACGCTCAAAAGACAAATCGGGCAAACGACATGGCGACTCAGCCGTAGCATATTGTATGGCGGTACGTGCCAGTTATATGACAGGCGGTGAAATTGACTTTATTCCGTTACCTGCGAAACACACAGATTCAGATTCGGATAATGACAGCATTTTCCGCTCAGAATGGGATTATTAAACAATGAAAACCAGCACAATTTTAGATATTCACGGTAAACCATTTCGTTTTGAAGAAAGTTTGCAGACTGAAAATGAAAGCCGTGTAGCTTCTCTTCAATATCATTACAGCGATCACCCCGCAAGTGGGCTTACGCCATCAAAAGCGGCTCGTATTTTGCGTTCAGCAGAACAAGGCGATTTAGTGGCGCAAGCTGAACTCGCTGAGGATATGGAAGAGAAAGATGCACACTTGCAGTCAGAACTGGGTAAACGCCGTGGGGCGATCTTAAACGTAGATTGGCAAATTGTGCCACCTGCGAACGCTACCCCTGAAGAACAGCGTGATGCGGAACTGATTGAAGAAATCTTGCGTGATGCCGTGTGGTTTGACGATTGTATTTTCGATGCTACAGATGCCATTCTCAAAGGTTTCTCTTGTCAAGAAATCGAATGGGAAAACGTGGGTGGGTTGAAACTGATTAAAAATGTGCATTGGCGTGACCCAGCGTGGTTTATGACCCCACAATTTGAACGTAACACTCTCCGCTTGCGTGATGGTTCCGCTTACGGTGTCGAGTTGCAACAGTTTGGTTGGGTGAAGCATATCGCTAAAGCTAAAACAGGCTATTTAAGCCGTATCGGCTTAGTGCGTACGTTGGTATGGCCGTTCCTTTTCAAGAACTATTCATTACGTGATTTCGCTGAGTTTTTAGAAATCTATGGCTTGCCGTTGCGTTTGGGGAAATACCCCGAAGGGTCTGGCGAGAAAGAGAAACAAACGTTACTGCGTGCGGTGATGTCAATCGGACATAATGCTGGCGGTATTATTCCGCGTGGAATGGAAATTGAATTCGAAAAAGCGGCAGACGGCTCAGAAGCGACTTTTATGGCGATGATTGAGTGGGCTGAGAAGTCGATGAGCAAAACCATTTTAGGTGGTACGCTAACCAGCCAAGCTGACGGCGCAACTTCAACTAACGCTTTAGGCAATGTGCATAATGATGTGCGTTTAGAAGTGCGTAATGCAGACTTAAAACGCCTTGCTGCGACGCTGACACGTGATATTTTGTATCCGCTCTATGCGTTGAACTGTAAGTCCTTTAACGATGCGCGCCGTATTCCACGCTTAGAATTTGATATTGCCGAAAGCGAAGATTTAAACGCTTTCGCCGACGGGCTAAACAAGCTTGTTGATATTGGCTTTAAGATTCCGAAGCAATGGGCACACGATAAACTACAAGTGCCAATTGCTGCTGAGAACGAAGAAGTACTTGCAAAAAATCTGCCGAATTCGACCGCTTACTTAAACGCAAAGCCAGGGCGTAAAATGGCTGTATTATCTGTGCAACGTGATCCTGATGATTTACTTGAAGAACTTGAGCCGACGGCGGAAGCTTATCAAGCCATTATTGACCCAATGCTAAAACCAGTGGTGAATGCGTTAGCCGAAGGCGGTTATGAATTTGCCCAAGAAAAATTAGCCAGCCTTTATACCGATATGGACGATAGTGAGTTGGAGAAAATCCTTACTCGTGCCATTTTTGTGAGTGATTTGTTAGGACGAGCCAATGCCAAACGATAATAACGAACTTGATATGGGGTATGTATTACGCCTTGAGCCTGAATTAGCCGTGGACTATTTAAAGGCAAAGGGCGTGAATATTACTTGGGATTGGCACGAGCAATTAGCAGAAGCCCACGCACGTGCGTTTACAGTTGCAAAAGCTACACGTGCGGAAGTGTTGGACACGCTGCGCTGGGCAACGGAAAAAGCGATTGCAGACGGTGTGCCAGAACGTGATTATATTAAAAACCTTGAGCCTATGTTAAAAGAGTTAGGTTGGTGGGGAAAAACCGTGGACGAAAACGGCAACATAGTGCAGTTAGGTAGCCCACGCCGTTTAAAAACCATTTTACGCACGAATAAATCGACGGCTTACCACGCCGCTCGCTATGCCTCCCAAATGGCGAATGTTGATGAGCAACCTTACTGGCAGTATGTTGCTGTCAAAGATAGCCGTACTCGTGCCAGCCATTTGGCTTTGCATGGTAAAGTTTATCGTGCGGATGATCCGATTTAGCAGACGATGTATCCGCCGAATGATTGGGGATGTCGTTGTCGAGTGCGAGCCTTGAGTGAGTTTGCTCTTAAAAAGCAAGGATTAAGTGTGTCAGAAAGTGCTGGCAAAATTAGCTCAGAAACTGCTATTGCAGGCATAAATAAAGATACGGGAGAGGAAATCCGTACCACTGTGAGTAAAATTAAAACCGACCAAGGTGAAATGAAAGTCGGTGCAGGATGGAATTATAACGTGGGGTCTGCAGCATTTGGTACTGATGTGGCTGTGTTGCGTAAGTTGCAACAAGTGAAAAATCGGGAGTTACGGCAACAGACTATTCAGGCAATTAACAACAGCGAAGCACGGCATAAAGCCTTTGCAGAGTGGGTCTTTACCCATCTTGGTAAACGTGGGGCGAGTTGGAGATATATTTCAGCAGGATTTGTTTCAACAGAAATTTCGGAAAAAGTAGCTGAAATTACTCAAAACAAGCTGAAACCTGAATTGGTGTTAGTAATGGCAGAAAAACGATTAGAACACTCTAATAGTAATAAGCACCATCAAGGTGGAGTTGGTTTAAGTGTTGAAGAATACTCAGAGCTATCACGAATAGTTGCTAATCCTAGTTTAGTTCTTTGGGATACGTTAGAAGGGCATAATAATTTAATTTATATCAACCAAGAACGTACTATTCAAGTAATCGTTGATGTACCAAATAGCCACCCAATTAAGCCAAAAGAAAAGGTTGATGCGATAATCAATGCTTATAAAGTCAATATGGATAATGTAAAAAGACAAGTTTCAGGTGGGAATTACATTGTGATTAAAGGTAAACTTTAAGTGCTATGGTGGGGGTCGAACCCACGATATACATATGCCATTTTTAATGGGAATGCTGCGTTACCATTTCGCCACATAGCACTTACTGTTGTGATTAATTTACGCCTATATAATAACAAAGTCAAATTTTAAGCGGAAATCATTATGCATTTAGAATTTAAATTTGATACTCGTGCTATCCAAAACAAATTTAAAAAGCTCACTGAAACAGTAGAAGGACGTGATATTACTCGCAAGATTGCTGGTGTTTTAATGCAAGAAGCGGAAACAGCTTTTGACAAAGAGCAAACACCTGAGGGTGAAGCGTGGGCAAAATTGGATGAACGTTATAAAAAATATCGGCATAATAGAGGTTACACTGGCAATATTTTACAAATATCTGGTGATTTGGTAAAAAGCCTTAACATTGATTATGGCGATAGTTTTGCGGTGATCGGTGCTTCAGAACCTTATGGGCAATTTCACCAAATGGGTACAGAGAAAATGCCTGCTCGTCCGTTTCTTGGTTTGGGTAATGATGGTGTGGAAGAAATTACGGCTATTTTAAATCGTGAATTATCGAAAGTCGCTCAGGCTTGATGTAAAATAGCTAAAAACATCACAGAGGCACGCTAAGCGAATTTTATTGCTTGTGGTATTCTTTTTCGGTCAAAATAATTTAAACGCTTGTAGAGCGATTTAAACGGCATTTAAACGGTATTCCGTTATTACATTTCTATTCTTTTTATAGCCTTCGAGAAATCGGAGGCTTTTTTCATTTGAAACACCGCAAACTAACCTTTTCTTTTTTCCTGTCATTATAGGGCTATGAAAGTAAATAAATGCCCTTTAGCCGTATTAACGGCACAGCTTACAAGCCCTGATGGTTGGCAACAACTTTTGCCCAAAGGTGAATTTCGGGCAAGAGATGGTCGTCCGACCGATGTGCCGCATTGGTTTATTGATGAAACCATTGCTAACCGCTTAATTCAACAAGCTAAAACACTCAAGCAAGACATCTTAGTTGATTATGACCACGCTACTCTGCTTAAAGCCAAAAAAGGCCTTGATGAGGGAAATGTGGTTGCAGCTGGCTGGTTTAGCGATGAGGAAATTCAGTGGTTTGATGATGACGAACGTCAAGGTTTATACATTAAGCCACGTTGGACTCCTAAGGCTTATCAGCAAATTAAAGAGGGTGAGTTTGCTTTCCTTTCTGCCGTTTTTCCTTACAACGAAAAAGGCGAACCATTAGAAATCCGAATGGCAGCTTTAACCAATGACCCTGGTATTACAGGTATGCAACGGTTAGCGGTGCTTTCGGCAATGACAGACCAGCAGGAGAAAAATCAAATGCCAGAACAGTTGCGTAAATTACTCGCAAAACTCGGTGTGGAAATCGCCGAAGGTGCAGAGCTTACCGAAGAACAAGCGAAAACCGCCCTAGATGCGTTGGAAGCCTTGCAAGCAGATAAAGCCCACGCAGATAGTCAAGTTGTAGCACTGAGTGCGGCAGCAAAAGAGGTTGATTTAACCGCTTATGTGCCAAAAGCCACTTATGATGCAATGGTATTACAGGTTGCAGCACTTTCCGCTAAAACCGATGAAGTAGAAATTGATAATGCGATTGCGAAAGCCCGTCAAGAGGGGCGAGCGATTGAGTCCGAAGTGGATTACTTAAAAGATTTTGGCAAACAACAAGGTGCGGTAGCGTTATCCGCAATGCTAGAAAAACGCCCACAAATTGCTGCCTTATCCGCAATGCAAACGCAAACCACGAAAGTGACGAAAGAAACCCAAGGCGAAGCCGTGTTAAGTGCAGCAGATAAAGAAGCTGCGAAATTGCTCGGTATTAGCGAAGCCGATTACGCAAAAGAACTGGAGGCTAAATAATGGCAAATGTAACCCCTGAACTCGTCAAAGCCCTGTTTGTTGGCTTTGGTAAAAACTTTAAAGAAGGTTTGGCAAAAGCACCTTCACAATATAGCAAGATTGCGACTTTAGTGAAATCTACCACCGCATCAAATACTTATGCGTGGTTAGGTCAAATGCCTGGTTTAACCGAATGGATTGGTGATCGTACTTTAACCGCTATTCAGTCTCATGGTTATTCGATTGTAAACAAAGATTGGGCAAGTGGTGTAGAGATTAAGAAAACTGACATTGAAGATGACAATGTTGGTGTTTATAGCCCATTGATTGAAGAACTTGGGCGTGCCGCAGCAGAAAAACCTGATGAATTAGTGTTTGGTGCATTAAAAGCAGGTTTTACCACGGTTTGTTATGACGGGCAGTATTTCTTTGACACCGATCACCCTGTTGGTGCAAATGTGGATGGAACAAGTCCTGTCTCCGTTAGCAACATTACTGATGATGGCACCAGTGTTACTGCAGATAAGGCTTGGTATTTGTTAGATTGCTCTCGCAGTCTAAAACCGATTATTTTCCAAGAGCGTAAAGCACCTACTCCAGCACAAATTACTGATTTAAACGATGAAAAAGTATTTATGAAAAATACGTTTACCTACGGTGTAGATAGTCGTTCAAATGTGGGATATGGCTTTTGGCAACAGGCTCATGCCGTGAAAGGTGCATTGACTACGGAGAACCTTTGGAAAGCCATTTCAGCAATGCGTGCGGTGCGTGGTGATGGCGATAAGCGTTTAGGGATTAAACCAACACATATTGTTGTGCCTCCATCTCTTGAAAAAGAAGCTACGCAATTACTTGAACGTGAATTCCGTGTTGAAAACGGGGCAACCGTAGACAACGAATTTAAAGGGCGTTTAGAGCTTATCGTTGCAGATTATCTCTAATTGCAAGCGGTCGGATTTGAGCTATTTTTTGCAAATTCGACCGCCGTTTAAATGGTGTTTAAAGAGGTTTTAATGGGGGAAAAATGAAATGGAAAAAGAGCAACGCTATCAAGTTGTGGTTCACAGCAAAGTGCAAGATGGTTATCGCCGTGCTGGTTTCGCTTTACAAAAAGGCACTAACTTGCTTATGGATGTCACGGCGGCACAAATTGAGCAATTCAAAGCCGACCCACGTTTGGTATTTGGCTCTCAAGACCCGATGCCGACGGAACCGGTTGATGACTTATCAAAAGGGTTATCTCAAGACGATTCGGATGACAAAACCCAACACCTTGTGGACGGTGGCTTGGTTCCAACCGATTTAACCGTTGAGCAATTAAAAACAAAGCTCAATGAGCTTAATATTGCCTTTACTAAAGACGCGAAAAAATCAGATTTAGTGGCATTACTTGAAACGGCTATGTCATCTACTACGTCAAAAGAAGGTGAATAATGTTATATGCCAGCCAAGCAAGTCTTATTAAACGCTATACCCTTGATGTGTTACTTAGCATTGCTCGAAATGCTGATCGCACCTTAGACGAAACCAAGGTGCAAGAAGCGTTAGAAGATGCGTCGCAAACCATTGATAGCTACTTGGCTGGTCGTTATCGCTTACCATTGCAAACAGTGCCAGCCGTGTTAGAACGCCATTGTTGCTACATTGCTCGTTATTTCTTGGAGAAAAACCGAGCCACAGACCAAGCCCGCTTGGACTACGAAGATAGCATCCGATTTTTGGAAAAAGTCGCTAGTGGCGCTATTTCACTCGGTTTGTCCGATATGGAGGAACCGGTGGAAACTGACAATGCGGCAATGATTGAAAGTGCCGGCTCTGTCTGGGATAGAAAACAGTCGTGGGGGTTCGTGTAATGAGTGTTATTGCTGCAACCAGCGATGCCTTGATTGGCAGAATCCAAACGCTCTGTGGTGATTATCTCAAAGAAGTCGATACTCACCCCGGTCAATGGGACGACAGCAGCGTGCGGCGTATTGTGCGTAACCCGCCTGCGGTGTATGTGGCGTGGTTGGGGCAAACGGCTAATGCTAATGCCCGAACGGTGACGGCTCGTTGGGGGCTGTTTGTAGTTGCTGAGGTGCTAAACGGGCAACGCCAAAACAGCGTGGGGATTTACCAAATTGTCGAAATGCTGACTGCCGGGCTACACAAGCAGCAAATTAGCCCTTCCGGTGTGTTTGAGCTTCAATCGGTACAAAACCTGTGGAGCGATACGCAAAGTGGTATGGGTGTCGCTGTTTATGCGATGTACTTTAATGCTGTACAACCTCTGGCAGATAGCATTGATGCAAGCTCATTTGCTGATTTTAAAGTGTACGACCATACGTTTAACCAAGATACAGACCCAAATACGATTGACGGTAAAACACGTTTGCATCTGATTTTACCGACTCAATCCGATAACCAAGAGGGATAGCAATGCCAACCTTTAAAATTAAACCGAAAGCCGGATTGATTATCCGTGATCCAAATACCTTTGAACCATTGAGTGAAAAAGGTGAAGAAAAGCCCAAAAGTGGCTATTGGTTGAAACACCTTAAAAATGGCGATGTGGAATTAGTTGAAGCTAAACCCACCGAACGAAAAACCAAACCGGAGAAAGCATAATGGCGATTTCTTTTAACAATATCCCATCAGCTATTCGTGTGCCATTGGCATACATTGAGTTTGACAATAGCAAAGCAGTAAGCGGCACACCGTCAGTCCTGCACAAAGTGCTGATGCTCGGCACAAAATTAGCCAGCGGTACAGCAGTAGCCGGTCAAGCAGTGCGTGTTACCGCTTACTCACAGGCTAAAACCTTATTCGGACGTGGCTCGCAATTAGCTGAAATGGTCAAGTCCTTTAAGGCGCATAACAATATGTTGGATTTGTGGTGCTTACCGCTAGACGAAGCGGGAAGTGGTGCAAAAGCGACAGGCACTCTGACTTTATCCGGTACAGCAACACAAGCCGGTACGTTAAGTGTAATGATTGCCGGCACAAACTACAAACAAGCGGTATCCAGTGGCGATACTGCGGCAACCCTTGCAACTAAACTGCAAAAATTGATTGCTGCAGACCAAGATGTTCCAGTGACGGCAACTGTCTCTGGTGAGTCAATTACACTCACTTGTCGCTTTAACGGCGAGACAGGTAATGAGATTGATGTACGTTGTAACTATTACAGCGGCGAAGTGTTGCCTGCTGGCATCTCGGTAAACATTACGCCGATGCAAAGCGGGTCAGTCAATCCAAATATGGCAGAGGCCATTACCGGCTTTGGCTCAGAATGGTGGAATTATCTGATCAACCCGTTTACAGATACCGAAAGCCTTAATCTATTACGCACGGAATTGGTGACTCGCTGGGGGCCGATGAAACAGATCGATGGTATCTGCTTTATGGCCAAACGTGGTACGCATGCCGAAGCGACTACTTTTGCCGAACAGCGCAACGATTATCTATTTAGTGTGTTAGCAACCAATAACGCACCACAGCCGGCCTATATTTGGGCATCTGCTTATGCGGCGGTGGTCGCTGGCTCGCTATCTATTGACCCTGCTCGCCCTGTGCAGACATTAACCATGGATTTATTGCCACCGGCAATGAGTGACCGTTGGGACTTACCGGAGCGCAACACCTTGCTGTATAGCGGCAACAGCACTTACATCGTCAATGCCAACAATCAGCCACAAGTTGAGGCGGCGATTACGATGTATCGTAAAAATGCGTTTGGTGATAACGATGAGAGTTATCTCTACGTAGAGACGATTGGCACACTCAGCTATATCCGCTACGCCATCCGTTCTCGCATTACGCAAAAATACCCGCGCCACAAGTTGGCAAATGACGGCACACGTATCGGACCTGGACAAGCGATTGTCACTCCGAAAATCATCCGCAACGAACTGTTGGCACTGTTCACTGAGCTTGAATCCGCAGGCTTGGTCGAAGATTTCGAGCAGTTTAAGCAAACATTGCTGGTTGAACGCGATGCAAACAATCCATGCCGTGTAAATGTGTTATCTAACGAGAACTTAGTCAATCAGTTCCGCATTTACGCCCATGCAATTCAATTTGTTTTATAGGAGCAAACAATGGCAACAAAATTCCAAGGAACGGCAACTATCCGTTTTAATGGCAAGGAGTACCCAACAGATAACGATGGTTCGCTGGATGTCGGTGGCAAAGAACGTGAAACTGTGAAAGGCTCTCAGGTGTATGGTTTCTCTGAGAAACCAAAGGAAGCCACTGTAGATGTGACGGTATTTAACTGTGAAGAGACCGATGTGATGGAGCTCAAAAATATGACGAATGCCACCGTTGAATTTGAGACAGATGTCGGCCAGACCTATCTTTTACCCAATGCGTGGGCGGTTGAGACCGGTACACTCAGTGCAGACGGTAAAATTAAAGTCAAAATGGCAGCAATTGAATGTAAGCGGGTGTAAAAATGGAACTGATGTTAAAAACAGGTTTACGCTTTGGTGATGAACCTCAAACCGTGGTGACTTTGCGTGAATTAACCACAGGTGATTTACTAGATGCAGAAGTGGCCGCAGAACGAATGGTAATGTCGCCGGACGGTGTGCCGGTATTGGTGAAATCACCGGCACTTTTTGGCTATGAGCTATTACGCCGTCAGATTGCCTCTATCGGTAAAATTCAAGGGCCGATTTCGATGAAAATGTTGCGGTCGATGACCTCGGAAGATTTACAGCTTATTTCAGTTTATGCTGAAACTTGGGAGGCTACCAAAGCCCAACAGGTGGTCGAGCGGGGGCGATTGGATGCAGCAGGTGGAGAAGCTGGAAAAGACCTGTCTGCTGTTAGCTAAACATTATCAGAGCAGCCCTGAGTGGCTGCTTTCCAGACCTATTTTAAACTTGCCACGCTACATCAAGTACATAAATTCAGGAGGGGAAGATGGCAAATAATTCAACTTCGTTTTATGTCAATTTAGCGGGTAATGTTTCCTCACAAGCATCCAAGTTTGGCAATTCGTTATCTACGATGGCAAATAAGGGCGTATCTAATATGGCTAAGCTCAGCAGTTCGATTACAAAAGTCGGCTCTGGTTTAGCTTCGCTCTCACAAAAAATCAATAATGTTGGCAATGTTGCACTGCCGGTCATCGGTGTTGGTGTCGGAGCCGGGGCTGCAATGGTGAGTAAGTCGATGATCCGTGTTGCCGCCGATTTTGAGATGGCCAATATCCGAATGAAGCAGACGTTTGGTAAGCGTGGCGATGAGGCAATGGCGTGGCTGAAAAAGTTTGCAACCGATACGCCAATGGCATTCGGTGATGTGCAAGATGCTGCAATGCAGATGATGACAGCCGGTATTGACCCAATGAACGGCTCTCTGCAAGCTCTTGTGGATTGGAACGCCAAAGTCGGTGGAAGCACGGAAAATCTGAACGCATATATCTCCTCGTTTGCCAAAATGAAAATCAAGGGCAAGATGTCGTGGGAAGACATCCAGCCACTTCTTGAACGTAATGTCCCCGTACTCAAAATGCTGGCTGAAGCGACAGGTGGCAAGTACACTGAAAAGCAGATTATGAAAATGATCCAAGAGGGGAAAATGCAAGGTGCAGCCCTAGATGCACTTTGGAAGCAGATGGGTAAAAACGCCAAAGGTGCAGCCAAAGAACAGATGAAAACTTGGGACGGCTTGGTCTCAAACCTTGAAGATACTTGGGTCTCGATGCAAGCTCAGTTTATGGAGCACGGTGCTTTTGATAGTCTAAAAGCTGAGCTAGGGAGTTTCTTGGAATGGCTAAACAGCAAGATTGATGACGGTACGCTGGATGAATTTGCGAAAACAGTCAGCGAAACTTTAACGGAAGCCCTGCAAGAGTTAAAAGAGACGGCAACTGCTGTACAGCCAACTTTGGAAAAGATTGGCTCAGTGATGGAATGGGTCTCCGAAAAAGCCGGTGGTTACGGCAATATCGCTAAGTTTGTTGGGGGCTTTTATGTAGCCAATAAAATTGCGAATTTAGACGTTACCAAAACGACAGCAAAATTAGGCTGGGGAGCGACTAAATGGGTCGGCAGTAAATTCCGCAGCAACCCTAAAGGTGGTGCTGGGGCTGCAATGGAGACCGTAGGCTTATTAGGTGGTGTTGCCGGTGTGACGCCTGTCTATGTCACCAATATGCCAATGGTGGCAAACGGCTTGGGTGGTGGGCACATCGGACAGGAGCCAAATAAAAAAGCGAATAAAAAACTACCTAAAACGCCGAAAGCATTGCCGGGTGTTGCGGTAGCAACGACTGTGGCTGCCAATGCGACTCAGGCAACGGTGAATAAAGGGATTACACAAGCGGTCTCAACATCTGTGAAATCTGCAAGTCAGGCAATCAGTACTACTGCACATACCGCAACAGCTGCGGTTAGCCGTACTGCTGCTCGTGCCGTGCCGTATCTCAATGTGGCAGCAACGGCTGTAGAAGGTGCGATGGTACTCATGGATAATCAGTCCAGTACACAAGACAAATCAGAAGCGATTGGCTCTATTGCCGGTGCAACGGCTGGGGCGATTGTCGGACAAGCACTTATCCCAATTCCGGTGGTAGGGGCTGCAGTTGGGTCTTATGTAGGAAGCTGGCTTGGTGAGTGGTTAGGCTCGGAAGTGGGCGAATATCTCTCTAATCCGGAGCCGATTAAAAATGAGCTTAACGGCACAATTCAAGTGGCAGTGAAAGCCTCGGAGCATTTAATTGCAACGGCCACGGCAAGCAAAGTGCAGACGAATCAGAAACAGGACAATATGAATATCGCCGTACAAATGGGCACTCTTGGCCCGGGCGTGGGGATGTGGTAGATGAGCAAGATAACCGGTAAAGGGAGCTTTCGAGGCGTCCCCTTTTTAATTGAGGATGAGCAAGGGCAGAATGGCGGACGACGCATAGTTACCCACGAATATCCGTTGCGAAATGACGGATTGACGGAAGATTTAGGCAAGCGTATGCGTAATTACTCTGTCAGTTGTTTAGTGATTGGTGATGACCATATTGCACAAGCCGAAGCATTAGTTGATGCACTTGAAGCCGATGGTTCTGGCACTCTTAAACATCCATATTTCGGCACGCTTGAAGTGCGGGTGGATGATTACCGAGCTCGTCATTCTACAGCACATCAGCGAGTAACTCGTTTTGATATTACTTTTTTACCCGCACAAGAGAATAACGCCCCCGAAATTGCGGAAGATACAGCCTATTCGGTGCTAACGGAATATAAAGAGACGTTGGACAGCCTAGCGGAAGAGTTTGCAGATATGGTGGAAGATGTTTCAGGCTTTATTGAGTCGATGGTGGATAACCCGATTTTCCGTTTGGCTGATACGACAATGGACTTTATCGAAAACGTCTTTGAAGGTGTGGCAAACACGGTGAGTGGGCTAACCGCAATGAAAGATAAGGCGTTATCCATTAAGAACCGTTTAAGCAGTTTACTGCTTACGCCAAAAGTATTAGCACAAGAATTGCAAGATTTAACCAAGCTAAATGTGCAAAGTGCGGTGGCTTCGCAACGTCAATTTGTGCAGCATATTGTGATTACTGATTCGATTTCCTCTGCATTGAGCGATCTGACATCAAGTAAGACAGAGATCGCTAAAGGTACGCTAGATGAAATGGTAACCGCAAAAACCAACAATATGAGTGAGTCAGATATTTTAAGTCGTCAGTTTAGCAACTTACACGAGCAAGAAATCTTTGATGCGTTGATGAATAAAACCACGTTCTTGCTGAAACGCTTGGTGCTTTCTACTCTTGCCGTGGAATATGGCAAGGCGATTTCGGATGCGGTAACAGAATCGGTCGCTCAGAAAACTGTAACGGAAAGCACTACCGCAGGCTTGATTGAATCAAAGGCTGATGTGCAACGTTATATCACAGAGGTAGATGAGCAGTTGGAAACCGTGATTTTAGATAATGCCGATGCGGAACAATGGGAAAGCTATACGGCGTTAGAAGATTTCCGCCTAACCTTGATGAAAGACTTACAAAACCGTGGCGAGCGCTTGGCAAATGCCCTTGAAATCACGCTCAACGATACATTCCCAGCCGTATTGCTGGAATATCAATACACAGGCGATGCAACCACGTGGAAGCGTTTGTCTTTACGAAATGGCATTTCACACCCGCTCTTTTGCTTGGGTGGTTCAACGATTGAGGTTTTACAATGACAGAGACGAAAATTGAGCTGTATTTAAACGGTAAAATCTTTTCAGGCTGGAAAAGTATTAATGTACAACGCTCGCTAGAATCAATGAGTGGGCGTTTTGATTTGGGTATTGCGCTACGCCCTGAAGATGATGTTAGCGTATTAGCAGCGGGGGCATCATTGGTGCTAAAACTCGGCGGGCAAACGGTGATTACAGGCTACTTGGATGAACTCAAACAGAGTATTTCTGGCAGCAGTAAGCAGATTATGATCAGTGGGCGAGATAAGACTTGTGATTTAGTGGACTGTTCGATTATCCACAATAGTTACCAATTTAAGAATCAAACAGCAAAACAGATTGCTGAAGCTATCTGTAAGCCCTTTGGTATTAACGTGGTATGGAATGTAACCACTGCTGAAGCGAATGAGCGTATCCCTGTGTGGCAAGTAGAACCAGGGGAGACAGCATTTGATAACCTTAGCAAAATTGCTCGTCATAAGGGCGTATTAGTGACAAGTGATGTGAATGGCAATCTGTTGTTTACCGAACCGAGTACTACCCACGTGGGTGAATTAACCTTAGGTGTGAATTTATTGGAACTGGAGCAAAATGATAGCTGGCACCAGTGCTTCTCGCTTTATCGTGTCATTGGTGATGCCGAGCAAGGCGGTGAAAAAGGCGATACTAAAACCAAAAACAAAGCAGCAAGCGGTAAGAAATCGGCAAAAAATAGCAAATCGGATAAAGACAATGTGAGTGAATTTAAGGGGTTTGTGAATTAAATGAGTGCAAGTGGTTTAAAAGTTGAAGTGGCTGATAGCACGGTAACACGTTATCGCCCGATGGTAATTATCGCTGATGATAATATGACAGGGACGAGCGGTTATCAGCGTGCAGATTGGGAACGTAAACGCCGTAATGCCGAAGGTTCAAAAGCAACGGCACAGGTGAGAGGTTGGTTTAAACCCGATGGCACGCTATGGCAGCCGAATGATTTAATTGTGCTAGATGCTCCGCTATTTGGCATTAACAAAGTGGAACGCTTAATTATTGATTGCACTTATACGCTAGATGACGGTGGTATGCTAACGGTGATGACCTTAATGCACCGTGATGCTTTTGATGAACCAGCAGATGAAACATTGGATGATGTGGATTCTACAAGCGGTAAGAAATCCCAAAAATCTAGTAAGAAAAAAGCTAAATCGAAAAAAGCGAAAAAATCCGATAAAGACAATGTCGCAGAGTTTACTGGCTTTGTTGATTAGGCTTTAAACGTTATTTAAAGGAAATTTATGCAGGCTTTAAATCGAATGATTGCCCCGCTTAAGCGGGGGTTGCAACTGTTAGTCAGCCGTGCGGTGGTCTCTGTAGTGAATGATGCTTACGCACGGCAAAATCTGCAACTGCGTTTGCAATCGGATGAAGTTGCGGATGATGTGGAGCGGTTTCAAAATTATGGGCATTACTCTGTGCCAAAGGCCGGTGAAGCCATTGTGGTGTCAGTAGGAGGCAAACGGTCTCACTTAGTTGCTGTGGTGGTTGATGATAAAAGTGTGCGGCCAGCAGGCTTGATTGCGGGCGATTCGGTGTTGTATCATTTAGACGGTCATCAACTCCGCTTAACCGAAAATGGTGAAGCAATCCTCTCCTGCACTAAATTTACCATCGAAACAGAAACCCTCGACTGTACCGCTCAACAAATCACGTTTGATAGTCCGCAAACCACATTCAGCGGAGATGTTACTATTATGGGAACATCAACAGCAGAAGATCATAAGTCAGGCGGCGTTAGCGGTAAAAACCACGACCACGAAAAAGGGGTTGGCAAGCCTGTTGCGTAAGGAGTAGGTTATGTCAGATTTAGCCCTACAGTGGCGTGATGGTGAAGGCGACTTGGTATTCAATGCCGAGTCGTTTTTGTTAGATGATACCCTGACCAATGCCATTGTGATTAGCTTATTCACTGATTTACGAGTGGATGGCGTACGTGGCTGGTGGGGTGATTCATTTAATTCCGATGATTATCAAATGGGCTCGAAGTTGTGGACTTTGAGCCGTTCTAAACAACTCAGTGACATTCTGGAAGAAGCCCAGCTTTATGCCGAGCAATCACTCAAATGGTTGCTTGATGATGGCGTGGTGTTGGCTTATTCCGTCATTGCTTCCAACCCTAAGCCTTCAGTTCTGCTGTTAGAGATTCTTGTGACTATGCCAGATGGCAGCACAGAGCAACGAACCTTTAACGCAAGCTGGAGTGTGTAATGGCTTACTCTTCCCCAACCTTATCAACCTTAATTAAACAAGGCGAACAGCAATTTCAGTATCGCTTCCCAACGCTCAAGCGTAACAATGTGATTACGGTAATTAACCGTATTTGTGCAGCATTGAGTGCAGGCGAACATATGCACTTAGATTGGCTTGCTCGTCAGATTATTCCGACCACGGCTGAAGAAGATTATTTGATTGAGTACTGCTTGTATAAAGGCATTGTGCGTAAACAAGCGACAACAGCGTCTGGTTATATAACGGTAACAGCAAGCTTTGAAACAACCATCCCAGTCGGTACAGTGTTTGAAGATAGCGCAAGCGGTTTAACCTTTATCACCACCACTGACACGGTAGTTAGTGCAGGCACAACAGACATCGGTGTGCAATGTGAAACTGAGGGAGCAGACGGTAATTTAACCGTTGGCACATCTGTTTCGCTCACCTCGGCGATTTTAGGCGTGCAATCGACCGCTACCATTAAATCAATGACAGGCGGTGCAGATATTGAATCGCTTTCTCGCTTGTTGGCTCGCTTGATTTATCGTGTGCAAAATCCACCCGCTAATGGTGCTCCGCACGATTATGTGCGTTGGGCAACGGAAGTCTCTGGCGTAACCCGTGCGTGGTGCTTTGAACGTTACTTAGGTGGTGGCTCTGTTGGTGTCGCATTCGCCTGTGATGACCGAGACGATATTTTACCGACAGCGGAAGATATTGCCCGTGTGAAATCATACATCACAGGGCATAAAAACGAAGCCACGGGGCAATATGAGGGGATGCCAGCAAACGTGGAACTTTATGTATTCGCTCCACAGTTCCAAACGGTCAATTTCTCTATTCGCCTTTCGCCTGATACCGCAACACTTCGCCAAGCAGTGAAGAAAAGTTTGCAAGCTTATCTCTCAAATGCGGGAGTGGGTGCGTTGCTTTATCTCTCACAGATTCGTGCCACCGTTTCAAACACCGCAGGCGAGGTAGATAACAGCGTGGTTTTCCCGACTGCTGATGTGCAGTTACTCAGTGATAATATTCCAACACTGGGAGAAATTACATGGCTATGACGCACGAGCAGTATTTAGATGCTGCGGTGAAACTCTTGCCAATGGGTTTGGCGTGGAAGCGAGCGTTAGATAGCAATCTTGCCAAAGTGCTGGCAGTGCGTTGCGATCAGCTTGTCACCGTAAACACGCAAGCCCACGCCTTAATTAAAGAGCGTATGCCAGGGCAAGCTACGTTACTGCTTGAAGAATGGGAGAGTTTCTTTGGGATTCCCGAAGCAGGACGACAGATTACAGGTAAAAGTATTGTAGAACGCCAAGCACAGGTAAAAGAAAAAGAAGAAGAGCTCGGCTCAAGTAGCAAAATTTACTTAGAAGAAGCAGCTAAACGAGCAGGATATCAAATTGAGATTGTGAACTACTTCCCGCATCACTGTTTGCGTGATTGTATGTATCCACTTTATGAGTATGAAAATGCTTGGCGTATTTTCATTTATACCGAAAAACTACCTATTAACCCTGCTGATGAAGTTGATAAAAACGAAGAATTACAACAGATCTTAAAACGTTACTGTAACGCAGACGTGGAAATGGTTTTTATTTATAAGGACACCAAATAATGTACGCATTGGACAATAAATCTGGCATTGAAAAAATGCCTGAAATCCCTGAAGTGTTTAGTAAAACACCTCTTTGGTTTACCGAAGGACGAGATGGCAATGCACCTAGTTATCCTGGTGCTCATTGGTTCAATATCGTACAAGCCGAATTACTCAACGTATTGAAAGAAGCTGGTATTGAGCCAGAGAAAGCGGATACAACACAGTTGGCAAAAGCCCTTAAAGTATTATCAGGACAAGTTGAATCTATCGAAGCATTACGCCAATTTGAGCCAGTTCGAGATCGCCAAATTGCTTATGTAAAAGGATACTATGCTGGTAGTAATGTCGGTGGTGGGTATTTTATTGCGGATTTGAATAATAAAACTGCTAAAGATGATGGTAGCATTGTAATTATTACCGCAAATGGTGCTCGTTGGTCTCGTATTATGACAGATGAAGCAGTTTATTTTGAGTGGTTTGGCGTATTGGCAGATAACGCTAGTCCTGCAATCAATGCTGCGTTAGCTTATACAGCCCAACATAACAACGGTCATTTAAAAACTGTAAAAGCGCAATCGAATTACTATAACTTAAAAAATACTATTTACATTAATGGTAATACACATGTCGATTTCTGCGGTGCAACGTTAAATAAGGACTTCTACACCGATACAGCTTCTAACGCAGTTGGACTAATCCATGTTGTACATAACGATAGCGCTAAAAATATTATTATTGAAAATGCCAATGTGTTAATGAATGGACACACTTTAACAAGTGAGGAAATTCAATCAGGTAACGCATTTTCAATCGGGCCTATTAAAAAGCTGACTATGCGTAATATTAATGTGTATAACATTAAAAATGTACACGCCGTGGATCTTTCAAATTATGAAGATGTTCTAATTGAAAATTGCAAATTTTATGGTGCAATTATTGATAATAACACTTCGGTAGGTTCTCGACATTTCACGGAGGCTATCCAGTTACAAGGAACTGATGAGGGTAGCAATTATATCAATTCGAGAGCAGTGATAAAAAATTGTTACTTCGGCGCATCTGAACACTTGCCAGCTTGGGCTAGTGGTGTGGGAAACCACGGAGGGTACGATAAGATGCCGAGCACGATGACTACTATTGTAGATAGTTGCGTATTTGACGGGATGTCATACGCGGGTGTGCGTACATTTAGTGCATTTAAAGATGTGAAGGTCACAAATTGCACTTTCAAAGGGCTAACTGGTGCAGCGTTGGCTTGTACAAATAGAGATGCTTGGGCTGACTATCGTGGCGCAGCGGAACAATTAATTTTTAGTAACAATGTTGTATTAAACCACACAGGTTATGCGTGTGTAAGTTTTTTACGTAACTTAAAAAACACAGACCAAAGCAAAGATAATTTATTTGCACAAAATATCATCATTAGTAATAACACATTCGAAAGTAATAAAACAGCCATTAGAGCATTCGGAGTTAAAAATATTACTATACTTGGTAATACTTGTTACGGTGCAGACTTTCTTAATGCCATAGAGATTCAGAATGCAATTATTTCAAACAATATCATTGAGAGTCTTGTCGCTGGGAAAACAGGTATTTGGATTTACGCAGAAGATAATAAGGATAGTGGATATCAAGTACGAAATGAAAATTTAAAAATTTCTAACAATGTACTTATTGGTTTCCGTCGTGCAATACATGCGCAGGCAGTTGATGGTATTGCGATTGATAACAATATGATTAAACGTAGAGCGATTAACAGTAGCGATAATAGTAAAAATATTCCAATGATTGCTATTGATAGTAGTTCTACCAAAATGAATGTTTTAAACAATACGTATGACGATAGTGCAGATGGTATAACTTATGATAATTCATACTTGGGCTTGTCATTACATTACGCTGACCATTATACCGTCGTCAAAGATAATTATCTGGCTGGAATGCGTTGCCACATTTCTGGCACACCTAATACAGGTGCTGTATCTATGACGGCTTCAGGCTCGCCTAATGGCATCGTTACTGCCCCAGCAAATAGCCAGTATTTTGATACCTCAAGCAATCAAGTTTTTATTAGAAAAGCCAGTGCAAATGGTGCAAGTGGGTGGTTTGTTAGTCAGAATGCAGGTGCTCTATTTACAGCAACGCCAGATGGTAATGCAACGGGTGAAGAAGTGGTGAATGCAAAATGGGTAAATACCCAAATTAAAAAAGAACGCCTGCTTTGGTCAGGTTCTAGCTCAGACCCAATTAGTGTTGATGTTGGCGGTATTACAGGTTCTTTGTATGTATTAGTAAACATTCGGGCAAAAGATATCTGGTTTTCAGCGCCAATAGGTGCAGGATATAACACATACATTGGACAGAGCGAATTTGGTGGCGAAAATGCCGATAAAGATTATTCTAGCTATGTACATATTGCTAGAGCCACCTCAAGTAGCATCATTACTCTCACGCCAGAGAAAAAGCGAGATGATATTCTTATTAAAAAAGTCGTTGTGTTAGGAGGCTAAATGCTAGTTTATTTTAAAAAAACTGATTTAAAACAATATGTCATTTTTCCTAAACCAACCAACGCTGACGATTATTATGCAGTCGAGATTGACTCTGAAGCAGAGTTAAACAACAAAATTGGTGTTGTGGTGAATGGAGAGTTTTCTCTTGTGGATACTCCACAGGCAGAATTAAAAGTGGCACTAATTGAAAAAATTAGCGAGCTCATTAATACAAAACGCAACGAGTGCGTAAATGGTGGCGTCTATGTCAAACAAATCAATAAGTGGGTAGATACTGACAAAGCAGGTCAAGATAACTTAGTGCAGATTAAAGCGGATTTTGACTTGAACGGCAAAGAACAACAATTTAGCTTAATTTGCGCGGATAATACGGTGTATCAGCTCAATTTTGATGACTTCCTCGCAGTTTGGAATACCGTGAGAGAGTTAAAAACAAGTATGTATGAGAACGCTTATATGCATAAACTGCTATTAAAAAATAGCGAAAATCCAACCGATTATGACTGGTCTATTGGCTGGTCGAAAACATACAGAGAATACTTAGAGGACGGAAATTAGTATGAAGAATAAATATTTATATCACTTATTGATTGCATTAGATCAGCTTGCTAACGCAATCTTCGCAGGTGCTGCTGATGAAACAATTTCAAGTCGTTGCTATCGTGGTGCGATGAAAGGTAAGAAAAAGTGGGTTATTGCGGAAAAAATCGTAAATGCGCTGTTTTTTGATTCCCAACATTGCAAAACCGCATTTGAATCAGAAATCAAACGCCGTCAGTATCCTGCGGGATTTGGCAAAATCTAAAAAAATATAGCGAGGTAAGCTATGCTGCAACATAACTTACCTCGGCTCAAAGCAATCTGGACTTGCATTGAACGGCTGCTATACCCTTAGTTCGAGGGCTATTGCAGAATAACATAAATCAGTAAAACTGCGAAATGTAACAATGCAAAATAAAAAAGAAATCAGATGTCAGTGCTGTAATAAATTACTCGCTATTGGCATAGCAATCTCACTTGAAATCAAGTGTGTGCGCTGTAAAACAATTAATAAATTTTAATTTTTGATTTGAGTGTCTGAGCGCCAAGAATGCCGGAACGCCATAACACTTTTAGGAAATGTTATGGCAAATACAAATAGAAAAATTATTGTGTGGGCTTTGTTTGATAGCGGAAATGGTTGTTATACAAAAGCAGCACAAACCTTTCCCAATATTGACATCTATCCCATTGGGATAGACATTGAAAAGCGTAATCATCACTTTATTAAGCTAAATCTTGCTGATTATAGCCAGTTATTCGGTAAAAATCGGTTGTTTGAAGTATTAGATACTTTACCTAAACCTGATGTTATTTTAGCAAGCCCTCCCTGTGAAAGTTTTAGTATTGCTAGTGCTATGTGGGCAGGTAATGCTTGTTGGAAGTGGGTCCATCAGGATAAGAGTGGGCGATTTATGATCCGAAACCGCTCAGACTATGATGTGCCACAAGTTTCTCGTGTACATTTTCGCTATGATAAATCATTCCTCAATCGTATCAATGGTGAGCTTTGTATATACAACACGATAGAGATTATCAAACGATATCAGCCTAAAGTCTATGTGATTGAGAATCCTTTGAATAGCCAAATTTGGCGATATATTAACGATGTTCTAGGATTCACAATCCTATTTGATAATCCAACTTACTATGGTAATTATGGTTACATAGTCAAAAAGCCGACAAAGTTCAAAAGTAACATTGATTTAGGATTAAAGTATGAAGATTATTATTGTGGGATGTTATTCAGAAAAGCCCTGAAATCATACAATGAGAGGTCTAATATTCCTCTCAATTTAGTTGAGGATATTTATCATAAAGTAATTGAATATTTAAACGACCTTTAAACAAAAGATCACTAAAACTACGAAATTAAATGGCTTTTTTCTTTTCGTGATTTTAGTGATTTGTTTTCGCAATTTTTTTGGCTCGCAACACCGGCGAACCGCCAATAATCATTAAATGTCCTTTTATGGTTACGCGCCCTTTTAAGGTAATGCCACTACCATTAATCAACATTGTGCCGGCTTTACCGAGCATTTTGACTTCGGTTGAACCTGTCATTTTGATATTTTTACTATGCAAATTGACATTATTCCCCACCTTTATTTTGGTGTTTTGCGCCGTTTGCACGGTGCTGTCTCGTCCTTGTTTTTCTTTCTTATCCGCATACACATCCAAGCTAAAATGATTACCAATGTTTAATACATCATCTTTTTCGATTTTGGTTATGCGATTACGCCCAATGCTGTTTTGTTGGTCTTGCCCAATGGTAATCGACTCATCTAAACCCACACTTTCCGTGCGATTATTGCCGATGTTGATAGTTTCATCGTGCCCCACCTGCTCCGTGCGGTCATTGCCGATTTGCGTGGTTTCATCATGCTTGACGACGTTATTTTGGTCGCGCTCGGCATGGATAAAGATTTCTTCTTGTCCGTTTTCATCTTCAAAACGCAGTTCGTTAAATCCATTTCCCTTGTGGGTTTTGGATTTAATGCTCATGCGGGTTTTATGCTCCGGCAGATTGTAAGGCGGCTCGGTGGTGCTGTGGTAGGTTCGCCCCGTGATTATCGGTTGGTCCGGGTCGCCTTCAAGAAAATCCACTATCACTTCATGCCCGATACGCGGAATGGCGACATTGCCAAACTGGGCGCCTGCCCACGCTTGACTGACACGCACCCAGCAAGAGCTGTGTTCGTTGTTTTGCCCAAGTCTGTCCCAAGGAAATTGAATTTTTACTCTGCCCCATTCGTCACAATAGATTTCTTCGCCCGCAGGACCGACAACATGAGCCATTTGCGGACCGTCCACTTTCGGTTTCGGTTTCGGATTCGGCGTCGGGCGCCATTGTATGCCGTACGGGATAAGCTTGATATGGTTTTCATAGCGATTGCCTGAGTTGCCTGCTTCCTCTTCCAGCACGCCGTACTGCCAACCACGGTGTTCAACTTCAACCACCAACCAACTTTGGTTAAAGTGTTCTCTTGGATGTCCTGTAAGGCTAAAACGATAACCCGGGATTACGCGTAAATCATCACCGGTGGCCAGTGCCACTTCCGATTCACGGCGTTCATATTCTAATCGGTATTGGTTAAATGGTTCACCTTGCGCATCACGCTTATAACGACCTGGGTAATCATATTTTTCATAAAGATTGACCGTGTTTTCACCTAATACATTGCTTTGTTGGCTACTGCGTTGGTGCTCTTGATGATAATTAGGGTGGGTAAAGGTGTAATCGCGTAAGGTGTGTTGGGTTGTACCCAATTTCATTTCATAAGCCCAATGCCATAATGCCGGCGCTGGACGGTCACCCGC